TTCTAAATCACTTGTATCGATCCATAAATCGCCGTAGGCCAATGGACTTTGTGCGTCATCGGTCTGTGTGGTTGGTGCTGTGGCACTGAATATTGGGCCTGCAGCATTGGTCAAAGTTAAATTGTATCCACGCACATCACTGGCAACGTTTTGATAACCATACCAGTCACCGTTGTTCTGAATCATGATATCAGCTGTTGTAGCATCACTATAGTACCAGTATGTGCCATCTGTTGGGTCAATATTTGGCTGACTTGCGGCAGCAGTATAGGTAAATGTTGGTGAGGTGACCCAGTTACTAAGTACCAATCCTGTGACTACACCATTTGCATAAAGGTTGCGTATCCCGGTTACCGATGTTGAAAATCCTGCAGCAGTGATTGCATTATATGTGACATTTATCAAATTAATATCACCACCCGTGGCATGTGTAAAGTAAATTTGTCCAGCATCGTTTATGTTGGCACTGACATTAGGAATATCGGTGGCGCTGACAGCGGCTACAAAATCAGCAGGTGTTGTTCCAGCCACAGTAGCTGTGGCATTGGTATAAACTGATGTTCCGGGCTCTGTTGCTTGAATGAAATTGAGAGCCAGAAGTAAATGTAGGATTGGCAACTGAACCAGTAACAACTGTGGCGCCGGCAGCTAATCTTTCAAGAATCAACAATTCTGCTGTGTTATTGTTGTACGGGTCAATTCGACCATATATGGTTCCAGCTGGGATTGACTGGCCACCTGATGTTGGGTCAAGATCGTATATAGCAGTTGCTTGATTGCGAAACACTGGACAGGCCTGCAACACAAATACGCCCAAGGTGCTGTTGTAGTTCTTAATCTGAATGTTCATGCCTTGATTAGGCGTGTTAGTTTGTTGGAACACACTGCCGGTAGGTTGGGGCTGTGTAGATGTGGAACGCCAATTTGGTACTTGGAAACTTGCACCGTAATCGTAGGCTGGAGCAGCATATTGACCGGCTGTGATACCCAATGTTGCCAATGGTGTGCCGCTCACGTTGTTGATAGCAATAACGCCTGTGCCTTCTGTACTGCCGTCATTTGTAGCTGAACTATCTGCGTACAAGGTTAATTTTCCACCAATGTTGGCAGCATAAACACCACTAGTGTTTAATACACTATTGATGCTGGTTACTAGTTGTGTTACAGTGTTGTTAGGACTAGCTAATACTGTAATTGTTGTGTCATTAATAGCAAAACTATTACCCGCAGTTAAACTAACAGGAGCTAGTGTGCCTTGGATTGTGGGCCAGGATGTTTTCCATTCGTCACTGCCAAGTAGAACCCAAGTGTTATATAAATCTTGGGCTGTAGCACCATCTTGTAACCATCCTGGTGCTTGATTAACACCGTTAACTGTGGTAGGGCCACCACGCTTGTAGTAAGTTGGATTGAAAGTATTAGTTGCGGTGACCGCGTAGTTGCCAATACTACCATAACTGTCTAGAGGCACTGTGCTTCCAGTCATTAAAAATGCTGTGTCAGTAATAAAACTAGGTATTTGATTAGTAAATGCAGATGTGGTTTGATTCCATTCTTTTATACCCCAAGTACTGGTAGTAGTGTCAAACCAGTAAGTGCCGTTGGCAGGTGCGCCAACTGGGCGAGTTAAACTGGCTGTAAGGGCAGCCAAGTCAATATCTGCTCGCATCACATAGGCAATGTTGGTTACTCCCAGGGCCGAATATCCAGCCAACAAGCCGTATTCGTTGAGTTCATATCCGTTAATCGGAGTACCAGCTGTGGTATTGTAAAAGAATGGAACGCCAAATGTACTGAGTAGGTCTCGCTGACTTGTCATCAAATACAGTTTGTTAGCATTGACTGCCAATGTTCCTGGAGCAATTCCAGTACCTGCGCCAGAGATTTTGTTCTCTGCAGTTGCCAATAAAATAAATGGTACTGAGCTAGCAGCAGCGGGTGTGTAATTGCTTTGGTCAATTACACTGACTTGTACACCTGGGGAGATTAAGGCCATAACTAATTCCTTTTTATTAATTAAAGATATTTATCGGTTATGTCAAAAAGAACGGTGTTATGACGGCCTATATGTAGGTCCGCTCAGCTAAATATCCATATGACCAGGCCTATTTGCCCAGAATGTAAACAACGGCCTAGGGCTGTAGCTTATCACAAATATGATCGAATTTATTATCGTAGCATGTGCACCTGGTGTTTGAATAAATCTAAGAAAAAAAAAGCTCCAAAACCATTGTGGCAATTAAATGGTTATAAGAAAAAACCCACATGTGATCGATGTGGGTTTAGAGCCAAGTTTGCGGCTCAGCTGTTGGTGTATCATGCAGATGGTAATTTACACAATACTACTCTTAGAAATTTAAAAACTGTTTGTCAGAACTGTGTGGTGGAAATTGCCAAGACTGATCTGCCTTGGTCTCCAGGAGACCTTGAACCAGACGTTTAACTTGGGCATATAACGGGTCTAGCCCATCTGCATTGTTGTCAATTACAGCATCAAACTCAGTGCCAATCCATGCCCATTCACTAGGGTGGATTCCTAGATTATTTAAAATTTCTGTAGAAGCATTAGGTTGTGGGTGCTGATTTGCTACTTGTGCTACGCTGAACCACTCAGGTTCCGATCCACGCACTACACGAATTACAATACCACCTGCGTTGCGAACTGCTTGGATTTCGTTAGGAAAACGGACGTCGGTAATAACAATATCGTTGTGTGCTCGATTAAGTTTATTTTCAAGGCTGGCAATCCAGGTATCGTCGTGCCAGCTTCTACGGGCCACTTCTGTTCCCCACTTTTGTAGCACCAATCTAGGAGTCAAGTCGGGCATGTTTAACCGATTGGCCCACCATGGATCTACGGTCTCTCTCCAGGCTCTGCTCTCTGTTGTGCGGCCTTCTAGTAGCTCACGATCCCACCCGAACACAGCGGCTACAGCGTCTTTGAGCGTGGCGGCAAAACTATCTCGTTTAAAGCCGTAAATATTTTGCAGGTAATCGGCGATGGTATCTTTACCTGATCCTTGAAAGCCAGCAATACCAATAATCATCTAATTTCCTTCACGTTTAAATGTCGTAATGTGGCCTGTAACATGTCAATCTGTCTGCGACAATCTTCAAGGGCATGATGGCTAGTAGGTGGTTTAGGCAACTCTGGCCACAGGCTGTAGATGGTTCTGGCATCGCGCACATTGTAAAATTGCCAAGGCAAACTTTTGCCGTAGCTCTTGTAAGCATGTTCAAGTATGTTCATGTCGTAACATATACCATTGGCCCAGATGAATTTGTGTTGCCAGGCTAACTTGTACAGGCTATCCAAGGCTTGGTCAAGGTCTACCCGACCTTCTTCCATAAATGCCTCAGCTTGTGCTTCTGGTTGGGTGGCCCACCAATCTATAGTGTCTTGTTGTATAGTACGGTTTTCTTGGCTCTCTAAGGTAATGCGGGCATAGTATTGGCGATCATAGTGGCCGGTACCAAATGGATCAAAGCTTTGGGCTGCAATGGTTAAAATGGTTGCGTCAGGACCAGTTCCTAAACCTTCTATGTCAATCATTAATGAGCTCATGCTAAGAGTATAGCATGATTTTAAGAGTAAGTCTAGAGGGCGTTAGCCAATTACCCAGCTAAGTGGTTGTGAACCATCCACATAATTCTTGAGTTCTTCAATTAATTTGTCCATACTTGCTTGTGCTTCGGCTTTCATGGCTGTGCCATTAAGTGATGATCCACCCTGTGGTCCAGCCAGAGTGGCAAATTTTTCACGTGCTTCGCCAATGATTAATTTGCAGTTGGCGGTCATGTAGTCACGGATCCATTGAACAATTTGGAAATCGCTTAGGAGATTAAATTCGGGTTTGAGATTGTAGCACCAGAGCAACACCGCTTCGCCTGTGCCTTTGGGATCACGGATTAGTTGTAGCTTTTTAGTTACCGGATTCCAAGTATAATTCATATAAGCACCAAACATACGTCCGGCCAATTCTACATACTGACTGTAGAAGTCATAGGTAGCAAGACCGCCAGCCACGTTGAAATTCATTAGGTACACGTTCATACTTGCTTGACTGAATGGATCAAAATTTGACGCAAACGGGCCGGTTGAATCGCCGAATGTTCTACGGAAAATCTGTCTAACTGATTGTACTTCTTGTGGCAGGTCGTAGATATTAACGTTGGTTACCAACTCCATGAAGATATAACTTTCTTCATAGGCGTTTTGTGCTCGCTGGCGATACACACCAATAGTACGTTGATAGGCCGCTTCGTAGTGTTCAGCATCCAACTCAATGTCAATGATTTGATCGCCTAGTTGTAGACGTACATAATCGATGAGATTTTGTTTTAATGTATCTAAGCTGGATTGATTTTCTAAGGCCATGTAAGGAAGCTCCGTGTTCCCTGTATTTAGCTGTTTACCAAGCCCACAGTATGATCATGTTGTCGTTGCCACGACCATTAAATTTAGTTTCTGTAGCTTTGATTTCACCAAATGCCTTGCGAGCCGCTGGTTTTCCACCGCCAGTAACTGCTTTGATTTGTTCAGCTGGTTTACGCAGTGTTTTTTGGACTGTAGCTAGTGTGTCAAATCCTGCAATAGCACTACCTTTAATTGTAAAGGTCCCAATGTGGCTATCTGCCATGACATGAATCAATCGACGTTTGGCCGTGTCATATAACCATGCTTCACTTGCATTTACTAATTTAGTAACTGGCTCTGATTTAAGACCAAGTTCTTCAAACTCTCGTAAAAACTTGAATTTGCGTGTGAGTTTTTCTGGGCTTACAGCTTTCTTGGCACGTGGTTTGCGTTCTACTTTCTTCAGTTGCACATAACTGCTGCAGTCATTGATCACTGTTTCGCAAAATTTGACACAATTACGAAGTTGTATTTTTGTAAGGTGACTGTAGCCTTCTACTAGGTCAGCATCCTCACCTGCCAACACTTCTGTAAACTCTGCTAGCCGTAGTTGCCAAACAGCTGATACGGTTCCTGTCATGTTGGGACTGATATTCATGCCACGCATGAGTTTGATTGGGCTAAAATCTGCACTCATCTTTGCGCCAGCTACTATAAAATCATCAAACATACCTTCAAGTTCGCCACAGCACTCTGATACTTTTTCACGCAGGTGATCTTGGATTGTGAGTCGGGCTACAGCCGTGTCGGCATCTACTTCACTTTGTTCGCGTTTCTTTTCTTGCTTGACTCGAAGCATCTGACTAATTTGCTCATCAACAATGCTCTGTTCGTGTTCGTTAAGCACAAGACCTAACAATGTCATTCGACATACCCATGCTGGTGTAAGACGAATCTGGCTGTCCGGAATACCACGCATGGTCTTGGCATCTTTGGATCGAGTGTTGTGCTCTAAATAATGACACAGCATATCCTTGGCATCTTTTTTGCCATAGTGATAGTTGTACCACTGAAACGCATTAGCAAAACTGCTGATGCGATTTTCTTCAGTGGGTTGAAAGTTCCACTCAGGTTCGTGCCCTACATATTTGGTTTCAGCACCCTTGGGGTTTAGTCTTTTGATTTCGTTTGATTTAGCCATAGTGTTTATTGTATAGTAAAGTTTGAGTAAGGTCAACCAAGCAGGTTGGCCAAGGTTATGTGTTGTTCTAAATTGGTCAGCAGATCGGCTACTTGTTTTACCAGCTCACGATAGCGTGGTGTTTCTTTATGCAATCTACGACATTCTACGCTTTCCATGTCAGCAGCTACAATGGCTTGATCCACTGCCCTGGTCATTTTGAGCAGGTCGCGGCGAGCTACCTTGTTTTTAACCTGGGCTATGTGCTTTTCAGCCCGATCTAGTCTTTGAAATAACTCGTCCATTTTGTAATTATACTGGCTTTTGAATTTGTAGTCAATCTAACCGCTAAATACATGACTATGCCAAGACTTTCCATGTGGCGTCCTAATAGGACGAATGATTATCAGTTTTTAGACCGCACAATCTCCGAACAATACACTGTTGGAGGGCTTGACCTCTATATACACAAATACCTCGGGCCACAGGGCGCAGGTACAGACAATGGCAACAATGATGCCACTATACCAAATTATAATTCGACCAATCCTTTGTTTATTGAGGATTTGTTGCTGTTAGAAAATCGTGATAGAGTGTATGCCCCTGATGTGTTTGTCATGCGTGGTGTGTATCGCACACAAG